CTCGGATAAAAGCGTTGATCAAGTCTGCGGGTTGGAATTTTGCATTCCTTTACCTCAAAACTTGTCTTCAGCTTACTATCCAGAGCATCAATGGTACTCCTCTTTCTGGGATGTCATCCCCGAGAGTTAAAAGAGACCATTTCGGTTTGCCTACTATTATCCCTCATCCTCTACGGCTTATCATTCGTGATAAATCGCATGGTGATTGGGTTAAAGTAGTAAGACTAACACTAACGGTTCTCAGTATTTTCAGAACCTTTTCTACTAAAGTGAAACCCTCTCTTGAGACTGTTACAGCCCCATTTGACGGGTTAGCTCGGACATTGAATATGTCGAGTTTGCACACGGTAGTTAAGGGTATGAAAATTAGCATTTGTCCAGGTGAATTCGAAGGATTTATATCCGAGAAAGCTGGGCCAAACGGATCAAAAGCAACATGGACTTCGCATTTAGATGCGTTAGCCTTTATTGCCAATCCTCAACAATTATATGCTTTTCATGCATTGGCCTTTCGATATAATTCGATAGCTTACGCATTATGGCTTGATTTGTTGATTGTAATCATGGTACCTTTCATGCCAATTTATTGGCTATGGAAGTTTCCCCTTAAGATGGGAAAACTATCGGTAGTATATGATCAGGCTGGTAAAGCCCGGATTGTTGCTATATCGAATTGGTGGATGCAGCTCGCGTTAAAACCTTTACATGAATCCATTTTCTCTTTCTTACGTCGTGTTCCACAAGATGGAACTTTCGACCAAGACGGAGCATTGGAACATCTATTGGCTAACCGAGATGCCTCACACAAATTCTATAGTTTTGATCTATCTGCCGCTACTGACCGGTTACCGATCGATTTACAGGAGCAAATACTTCAACTACTGGGTTATGACTCAGTGAATTGGAGGCGACTGTTAAATATAGGTTGGCACTGGCATGGTGAACAGGTAAGATACGCTGTTGGGCAACCAATGGGTGCTTATTCTTCTTGGGCTATGCTTGCACTTACTCATCATGTCATAGTACGATATGCTGCTTTACAAGCGGGTCTGTCTGGAGTTCCTAACTATGTTGTTCTAGGTGATGATATTGTAATCAATCACGATCGAGTGGCTTCAGAGTATCTCATTATTATGAGAGTTCTTGGAGTTTCTATCAACATGTCAAAATCCATCGTATCTTCGGATATGGTTGAGTTTGCTAAAAGATGGAAAACACCGGATATGGATCTAAGTCCTTTAGGACCCGGAAACATATTAGTGACGTTACGAGAACCTTACTTCCTAGGCACATTGGTTTCGGAAGCAAAAAGAAAAGGTTTCTTTCACGATTCTATTTCCCTTAGAGCTGTGATCGACT